ATGAAGTATGACGGTTTAAGTAAGTATGTCGGCAAAGAAGTTATGTGTGCAGGCAAAGAAAGTACGCTACTCAGATTTGAATTAATGCTCAAATATGCGGAAGAGAGTATTCAAGAGCATCCATGCGAGACGTGTGCAGATGCTCTTGGTGATTGGTTATATATAATTAAAGAATTTGTCTCTGATTGCAGAAATGAGCTAAGATAGAGTTTTTATTCGTTTTCATCATCAATGAAGGTGACATTCTTTATAGAACTTGACAACTCTGAGACAAGTCCTATCTGAATGCGCTTGATGTATTTTGCCATTTGGCTATATGGAATGGTAAATCGCTTGATATGAATTTCAGAATCACCTGTATTCTGCAATCTATTGGCTATTTCATCGTGTGATTTCTCCAAATCCTCATTTTTTATAACATACGCCATCGCATGAAGATCTCGTTTGCCGAGAGGTTCGAAATCATAACATTCCAAACCAACTAAGAACCATTTTTCTAAATCCACGCCATTATCAGTACACATTTTCCATAAGTCGCTAAAATTGTGTCCATCAATAGCAACTATTCCTTTCATGTCAGTGTACTGGGTAGAAATTCTCTCATTGAGAAAATCTAAATTAAATTTTTTGTAGCTCATTGTTTTTATTGTTAAAGGTTTATAGTTTATTAAATCATACAGTTGATACGTACAGAGGCTTTGACGAGCGCAAGAGCTGTAACACGACGAAAGTCAATGTCACGTGGGGAGTGAGACGGATTTTCCGATCCGAGCGTAATAAATGGTTCACCCTTATCTGACTTACGGATGTATTTTACCACAATATAGTCATCTCCATCGATATCATAAGAAAGGAGGTACATTTCTCCATAAAGAACATTATTGATATCGAGTGGCATTTGTTTATATAATATAATGTCACCAGACTTGAGGAGTGGATACATGGAATCACCAACTATATGGATTGCCCCATCGCACTTGGGAAGATTGGGAATCTTGATAGTGTCAATGATGTTCTGCTTGTTATTGTCAAAGAGAGCCTTTAGTCCTGCAGTAGCTTCAAAGTCATAGAGATATACTACTTGCGTATCTTCTTTTTTCTCTATGCTGCGAGGTTGGTGTATAGGCTTCACCTTTACTTGTGACTCTTCTGTTGTGGGTTTGAGCATATCCCCATTGCCTGTGAGAAGCCACTCCGCAGATATATTCGCATTTGCGCATATTTTTGATATTACGTCAAAAGAAGGCTTGCCCTGCCTTGCCCCTACTACGTTGGCAATCACTGTAGGAGTAACTCCAATAGCCTTTGCAAAGGCACTCTGATTACCATTGTAAACAGAGTTTATTATAATTTCAAAGCGTTTATTGATATCCATTTGTTTAATAATTTGCGCTTTTGCGTAAAATAATTGCGAAATAATTTTGTTTATTCGCATTTGCGTATTATCTTTGCAGCGTGTTAAGTTTATTAACAGCGTCCAAAGATACAAAAAAGGGGCGTGATTTGCAAATTTTAGATAAGAGAATATGGAAGGGAATCTTTTAGACAAAGTTAGTAATGAGAAGTTAGATATGCTGCATGGAGCACTCAGCGAGGTAATCAGTGACATGCGTCATGCAGGGGAGAGCGTTGATGCTACTTTTACTGACGAGGCGTTTTGGGCATGCCTTTCTATTAGGAATATGGTTTTTGCGGCTCTTAGAAGACATGAGATAAATAAAGGTTGTAGATTGTAGATAACAAAAAGGCGGCTACGTCCGAATGGTAGCGGACACGGAATTAAAAGCATCGGAGCGACTGGGGTTCGATTCCTCACCGCCTACAATAATAACATTATAAGAAAGGAATTATGGAAAAACAAATCTATGTAAGTAAGAAAGGTAAAGCTCACTTGTGTGAAGTCTTTAACTGCACCACAGTAATGGTATGGAAGGCTCTGAACTTCAAAAGTGACAGCGAGCTTGCAAGGAAGATTCGCTTTACAGCACTAACACAGCTGAATGGAACTCCTAATTGGAAACAGGCTGACGTTGAAACTACTCACGAGGAAGCAGAACAGACAATGACACAGACCTTCGGTGAGCGAGTGAAATTGGTTGTAGACCGCAAGGATGGTAGTGTAAGTGTGTTTGTTGATGGAGTTGTGACACGTCGAGAGCAAGATATGAACATACCTGCCTTCGTGGAGCTGCAGAGTGAAGTTGAATTGATAGCTATGAGCTTATAACTATATTTGGGATGGAATACTTCAACAAGATATTGTGCGTAACCTACGCGGAACTAACTGGAGGTAGTGATGCAGTTATAAAAGCTGCAACATTACGTCAGAACATGAGCCGTGGAAATATCGTCAGCGTACACCGTGGAGGTGGCGAGGGCGGTCAGGCACTCTACGCATGGAGTTCCATTCCTCAGAAATACAAGGTTCGGTATATGGAACGATACGGTGACCCAGAACAGCGTATGAAGGAAGCTATGGTGCGTGACCGTGTAAAACTGGATAGTGATGCACGCACTTGGTACACAGACTACAAATATGAGATGAATGGTGAATTGACTAAATTAACTCCAGAACTCATCGAAGAGTACACCATTAATGCCAGTGTGCTGAAAGAGTTGCTGAAGCTGATGGCACAGCGCCGAGCAATCCGCCAGAGCCTGAACGGTAGCACTGCAGGAGCATGGGACGTTATTTATAAGAGTTCTGAAGCTATGCGTGAGGAATATCACCATACTCTTCCACAAAACCAGGCACGTCTGAAGGCGAAGATTAAGGCTTTCAAGGCTGACGGGTACAAGAGTCTTATCAGTGGTAAGGTCGGAAACCGTAATACGGTGAAGATTACTAAGGAATTCGGACTTCTTCTCATCGCACTAAAGCGCAGCCGGACTCCTGTTTATACGGATGCGCAGCTCTTTGAAGAAGCGAATCGTCGGGCTATAGAGAATGGATGGAAGCCTCTGAAGAGCCTTCCTGGCATGAAACGATGGCTGTACAGTTCGGCGAATGAGCAACTATGGTATGATGCCGTGCATGGCGAGAATGCCGCCCGCCTTAAATTCGGCAGGAAGCAAAGAACGAAACTCCCGACACGCCGTGACTCGCTTTGGTATGGTGATGGAACACGCCTGAACCTGTATTATCAGGATAAGGAAGGAAATGTGCGTACGACACAAGTTTATGAGGTGATTGATGCCATGAGTGAGGTAATGCTGGGCTACTGGATAAGTGATTCCGAGGATTATGAGGCGCAATATCACGCTTTCCGAATGGCTATTCAGACCAGCGGACACAAGCCCTACGAGATTGTACATGATAATCAAGGCGGGCATAAGAAACTAAACAAGGTTCAGCCGAACTCAAATGGAAAAGGATTCTTGGACAAAATATGCCATATCCACCGTGCCACAATGCCAAACAACGGCTCTTCCAAAACGATTGAGGCCATATTCGGACGTTTTCAACAGCAGGTTCTCCACCAGTATGACAATTTCACGGGTCAGAACATCACTGCAAAGAAAACCAGCAGCCGGCCCAACCTTGAGAGCATGGAAGCCAATAAGAAGAGCTTGCCTACATTAGACGAACTGAAAGCTATCTATGCAGAAGCACGGCAGAAGTGGAACTCCATGAAGCACCCCATCTATGGTAAAAGCAGAATGGAAGTATATGAAAGCAGCGTAAATGAAGAGACATCTGTTGTAACAGCAGTAGACATGGTTGATATGTTCTGGATTATGCACAACAAGCCCGCAACATTTACCGATCAGGGTATCACTATTGAGGTGAAAAAACAGAAATATACATGGGAGGTATTCAAGAACGGAGAGCCAGACTTGGAATGGCGCAAGCTGCATACGTGGGAAAAGTTCTATGTTCAATATGATCCCAAGGACATGACCACTGTTAATCTTTATGCGATTGACCTTGCTGGTGGAAAACGTTTTTCAGCCGTAGCACGTCCCTACTGGGAGATACACCGTGCATTGCAAGATCAGAGTGCGGAGGAGAAGACGCAGATACACAAAGCTATCGAAGCAGGTAAGAACGACCGCATTGAACGTGTAGTAGCAGGCAGGCGCATCGCTATTGCTCACGGTACTGACCCTGAGCAGAACGGACTCACCTATCCGAAGCTGAAGGGACTTAACAAGGAGCAGCAGGAGCAAGCACAATCAAGACTTGCCCTATACTCACAGCCACCTAAAAGATTCACATTGGGACAGATAGCCAAGCATATTAGTCTGACCGATTGGAGCGATGAGGTAAATGAGAATAAAGAACAAGACATTACTACACCTGTTAAGGTTGATATGGCAGCAACGGCAGGAAAACTATAAAGAAACTGATGATAAGTCATTCACTTACGCATCAAAAGTGGGTCACTTATACATCAAAAGTGGGTCACTTATGCACTGAAAGTGATAAGGTAATTATAAGCAGCGAGGCAATGCCTCACTGAACCAAGAACAATTAATAAAAAGAACAACAATATGAAACTAACAAAGAACGAAAAAGGACAGATACAGGAGAGCTTGAGACAATACGTCAGCAAGTATCCAAGTCAGAATAAGGCAGCACAGAGCCTTACAGGAACAAGTAGCGCAACAGTGAGCAGCATCTTGCAGGGTAAATGGGAAAATATATCTGATGATATGTGGCGCAACCTTGCATCGCAGCTTGGCACAAGTGCAGGTACGGACTGGCAAGTCGTTGAGACGAAAGCCTTTCAAGAGATGGTGTTCGCTATGAACGATGCTCAAACAGTCAAGAACGTTACGTGGGTAGTTGGTGAAGCAGGTTGCGGAAAGACAACCACAGCTAAGCTGTATGCAAGTGAGCATGGCGAGGTGTTTTATATTCTCTGTTCAGAAGATATGAAGAAGAGCGACTTCATTCGTGAGATTGCACGCCGTATCGGTCAGCGTACAGAAGGTTACAGCATCAGAGAACTGCTTGACAGAATCATTGATGATCTGATTCAGATGCAGGCACCGATGCTTCTTTTTGACGAGGCGGACAAGTTGCCAGAGCGTGTATTTCACTACTTCATTGACTTGTACAACCGTTTGGAGGATAAGTGTGGTATCGTCTTCTTCTCTACAAGCTATATCAAGCGTCGTATGACAATGGGACTGAGATACAACAAGTGTGGATACAACGAGATTCATTCACGTATCGGTCGCAAATTCTTTGAGCTTGAACGTACAGGTGCTCACGATGTCTATGCCGTCTGTGTTGCGAATGGCATAACTGACAAGGCACACATATCAGAAGTGGTGAGAGATTCAGAAGAATTTGAGTTTGACCTACGACGTGTGAAAAAGAGTATTCATAGAGTGAAGTTAATGGCTAAAGCCTCCCCCAGCCCCTCCGAAAGTAGGGGAACTCAAACAGTGGTAAAACAGTGCTCAAATAAGCCTCAGTCCTAAGAATGATGACTAAAGTGATAAAAGATGCAGCTCAGGTGATAGCCGAACTCACTGCTACCAATGCTGAGCTTCGCGATAAGATAAAGGAGCTCGAGAAGTCGCTGTGGCGGCGGGACCACCCTGTGCTCCGTCGTGCACTGAGTGTGAGTGACGTGATGCGCATGAAGAAAGAGACTTATCCTTTTGAAGGAGAATGGAAGGAAGCCTTCGGTCATCCCGAGAAGAATGGCGTGTGGTTCGTGTGGGGCAACAGTGGTAACGGCAAGACGAGCTTCTTATTGCAGCTTTGTAAGGAACTCTCCCGCTTCGGTCGTGTTGCATACGACAGTCTGGAGGAAGGAGCTTCGCTGACAATGAAGAATGCCTTTATGACGGCAGGCATGCAGGACGTTGCACGACGGTTCGTATTACTCGATCGCGAGAATATGGAACAGCTATCAGCACGCCTCGGCAGGCACAAGAGCCCGGACATCGTTGTGATAGACAGTTTTCAATATACGCACATGAGTTTCGCAGAATACGAGGTATTCAAAGAGCGACATGCCAACAAGCTGCTCATCTTCGTCAGTCAGGCTGATGGGAACAAACCTGCAGGACGTACTGCTGTAAGCGTGATGTATGATGCGAGCCTGAAGATATTTGTCAGTGGGTTTCGAGCAATCAGCAAAGGGCGGTATTTCGGAAGTAAGGGCTATTACACGATATGGGAGGAAAGAGCAAACATATATTGGGGAAAAACTAAAGAGTAAAGCTATGGCAAACAAGCGAGACAACCTGTTGTACAGGCTACGAAAAAAGGGCGTACAGGCCAATACCCGCGAACGCGTTATCTTCTTCGGCGTGGGTGGCGAGCCGTTCAAGATAAAGCAGATAATACGGCTGTGCCGTGAGTTTCATTTCAATGTGCAATTAGTAATACAATAGACAAATGAATACTTATATTTTAATGTTATCAAAAACCTTTCCAAAGGGACATCTCCATGCCGGAGAACAAACCTTTTTTAAGGAGAAGCTCGGTATAAGCAAACTGCATACTATTCGTGCAAATTATTCTCTATGGGAACAGCGTATTGCAGAAATACAAGCAGGTAAAGGTGTATTGTCTATCCGGCAATGGGTGGGCGAACCGTATAAGAGCAAACAGGTTGAAATTACACAGCTGACTGCAAATGAGGGTGTCGGTATTCAGAAACTAATATTTATCGACAATAATATCATGCTACCTGTTATTGAATATGGGTCAGGTAACGAATTCAAATCGATGGATAGATACATGTTTGCAAAAAATGACGGCCTTTCTTTCAAAGATTGGAAAGCGTGGTTCAGAAACTATGATTTATCAAATCCGTTGGCAATCATTCATTTTACAAATTTTAGATATTAATATTAAGATGAGCAAGGAAAGACGAATCATTGAGATTGCTCCAGGGCTGTTGAGCCCTGGAGGGCGCATGGGAGAGCGCTTTTTGAGCCGTGGGCACGTGTGCACCTATTGCCAAGGCAACGGATACCACTGGCAGGAAAACTGCTATCGTGAACGCTACAAGCAAGGATGCCCCGTGTGTAAAGGCAGCGGACGGCTTGATGCAGTGATTAATGTTGAGTGGAAAGCTTCAAAAGAATAGTTATGGAAATGTTAAGATACAAGTCAGTATGTCCGAACGACAAACCAATGTGGCTGTTAAAGCTACAGATGACCATCAGTAACACTTACTCTTTGCGAGGAATAGAAGATACTGAAGAGGAGTGGAAACAGTTGAAAGACTTTGTAGACTGGTTTATTTCTAAGTTGTATGTTCGTAAAGACATAGCAGTGAAAAGCGATATAAGCACCTATCTTATGAGAGAAGATGGTCAGACCCAACTGCTTATCAAACGAAACGGAAAATTAATTCAAACATATTATATCAGTAAGTAAACGAGTAGACGAGTGAATGAGTAAACAAGTTATCAGTACTATTAACATGTCAACTTGTAAACCCGTAAACTTGTCAACTAAAAAAAAAAGATTATGGCAACATTTTTAGACAAACTCAAGAAGAGATTGCAAACATGGCATGAGGAACGTGCCGACAGAATGCAGAACAAACGACAGGCACGGCTCGATGCAGAGGCACGTGAAGCCGTACAAGTAATGGAATTTAATGGTGAGCTATATGTGAGTGTACACGGCATACCATTGTTCGGTCAAAGTGACCTTAGCGATGATCTTACAGAGGCTGTAGCTTCTGGCCGTAAAGCGTATAAAGATTGGAAGGAGGAAAAGCTATGGGAGCAGTCGGGAACTACGCAAGGTTTTATACCCTGCTAAAAAAGATGCCTGGTGCTGACAAGGAAACGCTGGTCTATCAGTTTACACAAAACAGAACAGTACACCTTCATCAGATGTCAGCAAAAGAGTATGATGCTATGTGTAGACAGATGGAGGATATTACGGGCTATGACGAGCGAAGACGTAAGCAGTATGACATCCTACGCAAGGCACGTAGCGGAGTTCTTCACCAGCTGCAGATATACGGAATAGACACAACCGATTGGAATCGTGTAGATGCTTTCTGTAAAGACCCACGAATAGCAGGAAAAATATTTAGAGCGTTGACAGTGGATGATCTCAATGCTTTGAACACAAAAATAAGAATGATCATCCGAAAACAAAAAACAGATTAATATGGTAAACATTAAGAATCTAAGTAAAGAAGAGCGTGCTAAGCTACTCGCTGAGTTGCAAGACGAAGAAAAGCGGAGTCGCATTGAACGCCGTGAGACCTACGAGGGGCTGCGTGCTTCCTTTATGAAGGAGGTGAAAGAGAATGTGGTGGAAATCACGAACGTAGTAGGACTCTTTAAAGCGTGGCTTGAGCAGGAAGTTGGAGGCTTCGTTGCCATCATGAAGGAGTACGGCCAGGTGCGCAAGACAGACCAGCGAAGCTACACGATTACTGACGGCGATTTTCGCCTTGAAATCTCAAGCAATAAGGTGAAAGGCTTTGACGAGCGTGCCGACCTTGCTGCAGAGCGTCTAATCGACTATCTCAAGCGTTATATGAAGCAAAGCGAGAAAGGTTCGGACGATCCAATGTATCAGATGGCAATGACACTGCTTGAGCGCAATAAGGCTGGCGACCTCGACTACAAGAGTATCTCTAAGCTGTATGAGTTGGAGGATAAGTTCGATAGTGAGTATTCAGAGATTATGACACTTTTCAAAGAAGCGAATGTGGTCCAGAAGAACGCTATCAACTACTACTTCTATCAGAAGAACCCAAAAACCAATGTTTGGGAACGCGTAGAACCAAGCTTCTGTAGGTTGTAACAGACAAAAATCATTAACTAACTCCTGTTTAAGAATAAAACCGTCCATTAGTGTGTACGAACACACATTTGGGCGGTTTTTATTTGTAATAAGCAGATAAAAAGGTGTAAAGACTTGCAAATAAGATGATTATTTGTTAATTTTGCAGATATGAGTAAAGGAAGAGATAGTAAATTGATAGAAGCACGCAACAGAAGGTTATTTGAGCGTTACTTCTACTGGACAGAGGAACGACGCCTCCGTTTCGATGACACTATCCGCATACTTTCCAATGAAGAGTTTTATCTGTCTGAAAGCCGTGTGCTGCATATCATTCGTGATATGATTAAACGTGGTGAGACGGTAGATGGAAAACAGATGAAAGCACCGCTCTTTACAGGCTTTCGTGTTACACCTTCACGCCCATCTTCACGCGTAAAGAAGGTTTCTGAACCGTCCTTGTTTCCTTAACCATTTCTGACACTGTACACTCGTACATCATTTCATACACTTTTATTCCGTGCTTCCAAGTAAAGAACTTGGAAGACTTGCGTATCAAAGGAGCATCAGTGCCAAGACAGTTTCCCTGTAGTAGCTGGTGTAACTGGTGTCGCATTTCATTACGCTCTCTGACAGCCTGTGTGGTTCCACTCGTTGCGTGAGTGTCATCATAGCAGTCTATGATAAGACGGATGCGAAGCCTACAAGTTCCTTTCTGTGCAAGCTGCCCTATATCGCTCCATTCAGTCTGCGCTTCTTCTATGAGTACTGCAGGGAACGTTAGCGGATACATATCAGTATCCTCGTCCTCTATATTTTCAAGTTGTCCGTAGTCTTCGTCAATTACTGACAGCGACGGCATTTTCTCTTTAAGAAAGTCTATCAGTTGGCAGAGTGTCTGTTCCATATTTATGTTCTACTTACAAGTTCTTTTATTTTCTCTATGCTCTCATCAAGCATCTTGTTAATCTTTACTGTCAGCTCACGGCTATCACCAATGAACTGACGTCGTGGAATGCGTGCTGTGATATTAATCTTTGTCTTTTTCGTGAGCGCGAGAGCCTTCCACATCTTAGCTCCAGAAGGCAAGTCTTTTGGAAGTTTCCCTTTGCCTTTCACGCCTGATAGTGCATACACCTTAGCCCACGCCATACGCCGCATACGTTTTGTGATGGTTGGATGCGTTTTGATAGTACCGCCTTCATTGTGAACAGCTGCGTAAGGTACAGGATTGGATATTGTAACTTGCCCAGGTGATGTTTCACTCTGTATTGAACGCATAAGATGATTGCGTCGAGAGGTAAGAGGAGAGTATTTTGCATCCGTCGTATTGCCGTCCTGTCGCTTCGTACGTTTCCATTGGTGAACTCCTCCATCCGTGAAGCCACCATCTCGGAAGTTCTGCTTGAAGTGGTTTGCAGCCACGACACCGACCTTTCGAGGAAGTCTATCCGTCACCTCCTTTTGTATCTCGTCTTTGACACGTGAGATACGCCTTTCTATTTCTTTTGCATCCATAATATAATTTTCCTCGTTTTTTATTTTGTGGAATGAAAATAAATATCTACATTTGTGGTGTGGAGGGAGCGTTTAATCCCTATTAGGACACGTCCTCCATTCCAGCCAGAGTGTTTACTCTGGTTTTTTTGTTAGCAATATTCCCTTATTATTGAGACAATATATCACTTTAAACTTTCGATATTGTGAAGTTCCTCTCAGTCCATAAAATTTATTATATCCTTCTTCAAAGATGGAATAATTAAAATTATCGTTTGGGAATAGCAATACTGCGACTTCTGTATTAGGCTTCGATGCACAATGTTTCAAAGCTTGTCTAATGTTATTTGAAGTACCTGTTTCTGCACCAGCAATTTCAAACAACATATTATCCCAAGTTCCTTCTGTATTCTTCTTAAATAATACAGTATGATCCTCCTTTTCCAAAACTACTTTATGCCCATTCTGAAAGCCAACCTCTTGAACAGTTGTCTCATACCATCCTTTTTTCTTATCAAAGCTATGTTCAATATGTGTCGCTTTAAGTCCAGTACTCTTGGCATCAAACTCCACATCTTTATATAAAGGGTTATCTTTATATTCAAGATATTCATTTCGTCTCTGTTCTCTTTGCTCAGATGGAATGGCAGCATCTACATAAGGACAATTATAACAATCCTTCTTCCTATTCATGAAGAGGGTCGTAATCCGCCCTTTTACGCCAGGCTTATAAAAAGAACATTGACTGCACTTATCAGGGAAATACGGATGAGTGTCATTGAATGTGTGCCCATCTTTACCAGGGTTGTTTTCAAGTCCTTTTTGTGGCAGAGGAGCATCCATATCTGCAGGACGATTTACAGGGTCGTCAGTAGCTTCAAGTGAGCACTTGCAGTTCCATCTGTCGCCGGGGTGATGATTGTTCCAGAAAGGATCATCAATAGGCAAGGTAAGCTTTGCCATCCAATAGTTACGATGACTCCCTTCAGGACTTGGTGAAGTCGTCGGCATCCATCGTAGGTTAGGCAGGACATCCTTGTTACGTTCAAACTCACGCCAGTCTGCAGCGTTGTGCGCACGGATAACAGCAGTATCATACTCCGTACGAAGCCACGCACCGACGTAATGTGATGTAATTCCCTTTACATCATCTACCCATTGATGGAAGGGTTTTAGTTTACCATCACTGTCCAGCAGGTTCTTTGCAACCTCTCCAGCCAATGAATGTACTTTGAATGCAGCAAAGACCTCATTAGAATGGCGCAGAGCACGATAAAACTCCTCATCATGTGTACTTGCAGCATTGCTCTGTGAAAGTCCCTCCACAGTCGCCTCGTTGATAACTTTAACGACAGCCGACCATAATCTAAAATCAATGCCTTCAGCTAATTCAGGCTTGTTATGGATTCTTTGTAGAAAAGCCTGCACAACATTAAATGAGATAGCTGTGCTTTCGTTGTGGAAATGACTATGACCAGAGCAAGAGCAATGTTCACCATAATAGAGCGTATCAATCAGAAGTGCGCCCCTTTGTCTGGGGCGAGTCCGAAAAAACTTCTCAAATGCTGTTTGAACGCTGTTTTATCAGTGTTTTTGTCTTGCTTCTTGTTCTTATCATCATCGTCTTGCATACCAAGCTGCTGTCTGAATGCAGCCTTTGCAGCCTCTTTCTCCTCTTTCAGCTGTTTGTAGTTGTCAGGCTTAGCAACGCAGAACGTTTCATAGAGATAGTTGTCATCAATCGGAAGACCCATTGACGAGAGCTTCTGAACGATGTCTATTTGCTGAGCAGGGTTAATCTTGTCTTTCTTTGCATAGACGAACTCGCCACCTTCCACATTGAAGCCAAGTGAGGCGAAAATAGGTCGCATATCATAATTGAGAATATCAAGAATGAAATCACGATCATCAGAGTTCATCTCGTCCTCTTCCTCCTTGTGTACAGAACCGAGCGCCTGCGTTCCTGTTGACTTAGCGTCTGTGGTGAGCGTGTTTCCCAGCACACGTATAGACATCTTTGAGTCCCAGTACTCAGCAAAAGCTTTATATAGGTCGCTGGAACCAGTTTTATTACCAGCCTCTACAAGTTTCAGCTCGCTTTCTTTTGGATGGATGTATGCCGCGTTTGCACCCTGTCGACGTGCATCAGCAATGACACGACGGCGTGCGTCCTCGTCTCCAGCATCGTAAGTGTACTCACGAATTGGCATACCAAAGATGTTACAGAACTGTGCCCAGTCTGACATATCACCACGCTTATAGAGTACAGCAGGCAGAAGTTCTGCATAAATACCAAGGTCACGTTCGCTCCCAACGAAAAGCATATCAGGGAAGTCATCAATAGGCACGCCATCCATTGAACCTTGATACTTGAGCAGCTTACGATGTATAGGATCATAGTGCTTGCGATTAATAAGGTCATAACGGATATTACCTTCATCATTGCGATAGAACTGTACAAGTGTGAAACCCCAGAACTCTGACATAACAAGGTCTTTCCTCAGCTGTTTAAACCAAGGTGATTTTATCTGCTTGTTGATTTCATCATCAGGTACACCATTTCTTCTAAACTCAATAGGAATCTTCGTAACACCTCGCATACGTTTTGCAATGACTCCAGACAGGTGAAGGTCAAGAGAAGCACTGTCATACATATCGTACAGACGTGCTCTATTGGAGAAGTCTATTCCCTTTGCAGCCTTAACAGATTGCATATACGCATTCATGTCAAACATGAATATCTCAGGCATCTGTAGAACGATGTCTGGCTGTCTCATTCCTTGTGGAACGAGCATTCCACCTTGTATTATTTTGCCTTGCTTAGGGCTATTTTTTTTCTTTCTGTTCATAGCAATGTTGGTCTTAAGCCGTCAGCTTGTATCTGCCAACGACTATTATTTTTAAGTTTATCTTCAGGCATCAATGGAGCCCCGTCAATCGTTACGTCTCCTCCCATTACACCTTTCAACCATTCTATAGCACGCTCATATCTGTCCTGGCGTATCTTCGCAATCTTATAAGGGTTGTGTTGTGTAAAGATGTGATAGATAGCTATATCAAGTGCAAACATAAGAATAAGAGGGTGCCTATCTTCCCCTCTTGCGGAAAAGATAGCGTTACAATCATAAATCTTGTTCAGATATCCTCGCATTTCACTTACCGCTCTATCCTCACATATCTCAACTATCTGAGGATCATAAGTTGGACTTTCTTTACGCAGCAGCGCATCAAGTATCTCGCGGTGAATACTTGCATCGTAGTCTTCTATATTGATAAAGTTATTCATAATTACATCTTATAAGGATTTTGCTCATCCATTGTATGAAAACTGATAGTTATAGTTGGCTCAATCTCTGCCATCTTCTCATCTAACATTGTGATTCCACCTTCAAGAGAGTCAGGTCCATCAGCAGGGTATGGCAAGTTAAGTTCAAAGAGTTTGCATTGGTTGATAAGCTCCTGCATCATAGGATTGTCTTTTTCTTCTTCGTTGAATACCCATTGACAATTACGGTCAATTGGTTCAAGGTTGGCTTCGATACGTGTCGCTTTGTCTGCTTTCTTTCGACTGTCGCCACGAATAAAGAGACTTGTATTACGACGCTGCTGTTCCTCACGTAGAAGTGGTTTGAAGACCTGTTCGTAGAATGGGTCTTGTAGTTTATTGTTCTCTATATACCAATAAACCGTAGCCTTGCCTCCTACATACTTAGCAAGCTCAAAGTACCAACCAATGAAATTTGCATTTGTCTCGTGACCTAAAAAACCTTTGATAATGTAGTAGACACCTTTGTACTTGCCAATAAGCCAAAGAGACTTTGTTGACGACGCTTTCTTTTTACTGTCAGAATACGCAGGGTCACCATATCCAATAAGGAACTTAAATTTAGACAAATCAGGGACTTTCCCAAAAGGAAGGTTACGGAAGATCTTACCTTCTGAAACAGGGTTATTGAAGTACTCTGCTTGTACGGCTCTTGCAGATATACCAGCAAGGACTGTATTAATCTGCTCTTCTGTGTTCTTGGCAGGCCAAGTAGACTTTCCGTTCTTGTCACGTATGTTTACAATGTCCCAGTTCTTTGCTATTGCACCAGCACGTGCAATACAGCAGTCTTTTGCAATGATATTACCACACCAAAGTATCAGAGTCGGCTCAGAGATAGAACGTGTTGGATAGAGTGCACCTTCAAACCAATCCCACTTCTTTTTAAGAGTTTCAGGGTTACGACAATCCTCATCAGTATCATAGTCATCAAGATAGATGACATCAGGGCGAACAGCTTCGTTTCTTGCACCACGTGGAGCACTACCAGCACCAAGTGCAACGAACTTAGCACCACAGCGACATGTGAAGTCTGTTTCTGTCCATTGCCCTACAAGCTGTTGAATGCCATAAAATTGCTTAATACGTGGGTTGTTCTCAAAATTAAGCCTGAAAGGTGTAAGTAAACGTGTTGCTGAAGTTATAGTTGCCGAAGCTAACACAATGAACTTCTTACGCCCAGTGAGTGCAAGATACATCAAGACAAACATAGATACAGTAGACTTTGCCAGCTCACGACTCCACGAGAGAACTTCGTACCATTCATCGTGTTCAATAATACGACGGATAGCACGCACGTGAAAAGGTGCAAATTCATATTTAGCATACTTGGGAAAGAAATACTGAATCCATTTAATAGGGTCTTGTTCCAGTTCCTTTCGTCTGCGTTCAATATCACGTCTTGACAGCCCATTCTCAACAGGCATATCAGAGGTGAATGATTTATGGAACTCTTCCCAGTTCCTTAATGCAATTCTTTCTTCCTGTGTCATTTTGCCTTTGCCATTTGATCCTTGATAAACGCATCAAAGAGGTTGTTGAACTGCTTAGCTGCATCAATATCAAGAGGACGTAACCAAGACAGAAAGCGCGTAGCAACACTGATGCAGTCTGCAACACCAACATCACTTTCTAACTTCTTGACAGCACCAGCGATCTTAGCAAGAGCATCGGCCTCCTGAGCTGTAGCAAACCTCTTACCTTCTTCACGATTTTGAATATTGTTGTTGATTTCAATAATCTGTCTCTGAAACTGTGCTATAATCTGATCAGGTGTAATTGTAAATGAAGCTTTCAGCTCCTCCCAACCTCCTTCACGTACCCAGCGAGAGACTGTTTGCCTTGTAGTTCCTACTTTTGCAGCTATCTCCTCTTGTGTGCAACTTCCCTCCATGTAGAGAGACTTTGCAATGCCTTTTTTGTCTATATTCGTCTTTGTCAT